AGCAATACGGTTGGTTTTAGCAATTCTTCTTTATCCAACCACCGCGAAGTATGATGTTATCGCCATTGCAAAACGGTTGCTATTTGTTATCAGGTGGGTACTGAATATTTATGTTAATGTTTTTATCGTCAGTACTTTCAGCTTTAGGTTCAATGATGCCATAGTTATAACCCAAAAGCAATTTAGTCATTTGCGGATTTGATTTACCATCCAGTCCACGTTCTACCTTGTTTGTTAGTATTTTATGTTTCGCACGCGCTATAAATACCGAAAATTCAGGCCTTTCGGCGTAATTCAAAAGCGTATCAGCATCACAATCTAAGAAATCAGCTAAACCATAGATAGTGTACGGTATAGGGTCGGGCAAATCAATTACTTCATAGTAATCTTTAGTTTTTACAACTTCTTTTTTTGTACGTGCATCGCAATATTGAAAATAAGCATCAATTTTACTTTGCAGTTCTTCAGGTGTTTTAAAGATTAGTTTTCTACCTGCTATTCCTTTCATATTTTCGTTTTAAGCAACTTTTATTTAATTTTGATATCTATACACCACTTTAATATAAAAATGCCTTAAAATGCCGTTTAAATTCGTTTTAAGCCTATATCTATATTATTATTAGTATTGTTATTTATATTATTATTATTTAGTGTAACATTAGTAACATAATTGTAACACATAAAGTATTGATTATTATATATTGTTACACTTGTTTACAATGTTACGTTAAACTACGCACATAAAATTTTTATATAAAAAAAAATTATACACGCATGTGCGTGTAACATCGTTAACAGGTGTAACATGTTATGATTATCAACGTTTTATGCGTTACAATTAGTGTAACATGGTGTTAACAAGTATAAAGAACGTTTTTAGCAGCACGCTGCCGTAAAGGCAAAAGTAAAAGTAATATTTGTAAAAGCAAAGGATTAGGTAAATAAATTTGCAGATTGTTGCGGTTGATGATATATTTTAATTAAATCATCAGGAATTTTACCCCATCTAATAAAACTAAATTCATTATCGCTTTTGTTATTTTCAAACAATTCAAATTTATTTTGATAAAGATTATACAAATCAATTGTTTTAATAACAGCTATTGATAGTAAATTATTTGTTTGCCTATTATCAAAATATGCTTGAAGTGTAAAAGCTGGGTAAAAATATCCGTTTTCAATAGCATACAATCTTTTTTCTAATTCTGTTTTAGTGCCTGTATGCCTTTTGCTTCTTATAGTAAAAGTATCCCAATTTTTACCCCATTGAACCCTTGCTGCAATACCTTGCAAACCATTTTCATTTTGCCTTATGTAATCAATACCTGATAATTTATCTAATAATATAAGAATTTCATTAGATGAATTTTCAATACTATGAATTTTACCTGATATCAATTTAGGTAAAATATTTTCTTTTATAGATTCAAGTGCAATAATGCTATCGCTTAAATCTGTTGACCAATTATTGTACATTTTATGCTTTTTGAATTTTATAATTCATTTCAGATAATCTATTAAGTATTGAACTTGCATAGCTTAAATCCTTTTCAACAGCAAATGCTATTCTATTTGTATTTTCACATGCTGGTATAATTATCCCTGAGCCTGCAAATAAATCTAAAATATTTTCACCTGCTTTACATACTTCTAAACACCATTCGAATAATTTAATAGGCTTTTGTGTTGGGTGTATTCGTTTTTCGCCATGCTCAGATGCTTTAATCATGCCATTCCATGTATGGTGAAACAATCTTGCAGAATTTAGCATATTAGTCCATGCAAGTTCACAATCACTATTTAAATTTATAGCCTTACCATCTCTTTTATCCCATACTAACCAACCAGCACTATTTACCATTTTATTTGCGTAATAATTTCCGCCCCATGTAATAATATTACTGCAATATTCAAATAATATTTGTGGTTCAAATTCAATATTATCACCTTCAATAATATTATAGTCACCTCTTTGTGTCATTGCATTACCTGTTGGACTTTTATAAGATATACCATAAGGAGGGTCAGTACAAACACAATCAATAGAACTAATATTTTCTTTTATAAAACTATAATCTTTAAATGAATCCGCAACAATTAGTTTATGCTTATCATTTATTAAATATATGTCATATAGTTTAACATCATATTTTACAATGTTTTCAATATTTATAACTGATTGTGGTTTTATGTCATTATTTTTTATTTTTTCGGCAATTTTTGAATAATGATTTTTCTTTTGGTCTTCAAGTTCTTTTAACTTTTCTTTAGCTTTAGCCTCAACTTTTGCGTTTAGTTCATCTTCAGATATAAATATTTGTTCACTTTTAAGTTGTTTTTCAACTTCTTTTTCAATCTTTGAAAATTCTTCAATTACTACTTGTTTTGTAAAATCTGTTTTTTCTGAAAGTATTTCATCATGCTTTTCGGGTGCAACTTTTGAAATTAGGTCAAGCCCGCGCGAAAATTGTGCATCTCTTTGTATTGTTTTTTCAGAAACACTATATTCTTGAGCAAGTTTTTCAGATGTTTTCAAGTGGACATTTTGACTATTTGATTTTCTATCACCACCATGTTTCTTTTTTTCATTTTCATACCTAACACCCCTTAAATAACTTTTTTGTGTTTCAGTCAAGTTACGGCGTCCAAACTGATTAACCAGCATCCACTCAATTACATGATACTCACTTTCAAAAGCCTTTTCAATAGTTTTAAAACTTAATTGCCAATCGGTAGCTATCTTATAACGGTTGTGTCCATCAATAATAAAACCTTGCCATGTAACAATAGCATCTCTAATGCCTTCATCAATGCAGTTCGTTTCAAGCTGTTTAAATTCTTCAGCCGTTAACGGTGGTATCAGCTTTTTAAATTCTTCTTTAATTTTAAGTTCCATAATATTTTTTTTAAAAAAACTAAGCCCCGAAATCAATAGGGCAACCACGACCTATATCATTCAGGGCTTTAAATATCTTTTAGTTCTTTTTGTGGTTGCAGAACTTTCACAAATATAACACTTTTATTTTTCTAATTCATCATTTAAACTTGATTTTTTCAGCAAATCAGTATAATTCATCGAACCTTTACGGCTAACATCGCGCCCAAATATTTTACCGAACTTTTCAGCTGCATCTTTAATGGCGTAAGTTTCTGCAGCTGGTGCAGCTTTTTGAACGCCATCGGTTTTTACGGCATTCCAATCGGTAGCACCAGCGCCCTTATCTGTTTGTATTGGTGCCGCGCCTATGCCATCCTGCCACATTGGTTCGCCGCTTATCGGGTTATTTACATGTAAACGTACCGTTACAACAACAGAATTAGCTACTATCTGAGTGCCGCGTATTTCTACATTAAAGTTACCAAAAATACGCGTTAAAAGATATTCGATTTTCTCAATAGGTATGTATCTATAATCGCGAATCATTGGATGCTGAACTAACCATTTAGCGGGCGGGTCCTGATTCAATAATACAGTTAGCGCGTTTTGCTTTAGGCTGTCTTCATTTTCTACTAATAGTTCCTGAAGTGTTGGCAGTTTTGTTAATTGTTGCATGGTTTGAAGTTATTTAGCCCATGTAGGCAGTGAAATAATATGAATTTTGTTATCAGTTGTGTAGCCGTGAAAATTATTCGATTCTTTGCATTTTTTAAGTGTTTCGATATCGGCTAAATATTCTTGTCGGCCGCGTTCGATAGCATCATTATCTAATTCGTAAAGTTCTACATTAAACGGCGCTTCCTTTTCTACTGCTATAAATATAAAGCGTTCGGCCTTTGTTAGGTCCATGTAAAACGCTGCTTGAACATGATAACGGTAATTGTAAATGCTTTTAGCAAATTCGCCCGGTGCCGAACTGGCCGTTGTTTTTAGGTCGATGCAAACGTTGTACTTTGTGTTTAAAAAATCGACCCTACAACGTGCATTTAAATTTTGAATTTCACCAAAAATAGAAACTTCTGCTTTTCCTTGTTCTAAAAGTAACGCCGCCTTTGGATGTGATAAAACAGCGTTTCTAATATTTACGGCTAATTCGTAATCTTTAGCGGATGCAAATATTTCTTTGTCTTCATTATTAGCCAAAAACGATTCATAGATAAGTTTACCCTCTTTAGTGCGGCGGTCGCATTCGGGCATAATAGCGTAATTGTCCTGGTCGAATACAACACTATGCACTAAGCTACCAAAATTCATAGCTGAAGATGGCGCTTGTTTTTCGCCTTCAATATAGGCTTTGTAATGTGCAGGTGACTTATGTACTAAGTCTAAAAGTGATTTACTGATGTAGTCAGTTTTGCGGTGATACTCTTGGTTTGTCATTTTTTTTATAAATTTTTTATTAAATAATAGCACAAAATTAAAAATAGTTTTTAACTTTGCATCACATTTAAACAAAAAAATATGAAAACTTTTGAAAAATTATCTGTTCGATGCCACATTTTAGGCATTAGTATTTCTGAACTTTGCCGCCGTGCTGAAGTTGGCAGGCAAACAGTTGAACACTGGAAACAAGTAGAACCGAAAACATTAGTAATCTATGACAAACTGCTAACTGAACTAACAAAACTTGAAAATGAACACCATACAGCTAAGGCCATATCAATCGAAAAGCGTAAGCGACATAAGAGAGAGTTATAAAGGTGGCCACAAAAAAGTATTGTTTGTACTACCTACTGGTGGCGGCAAAACTGAAACGTTCATTTATATGGCTTTAGAATCAATAGCAAAAGGTAAGCGTGTTTATTTCTTAGTACATAAAAAAAACTTAGTGAATCAGATTAGTGAACGTTGCAAGCGCTATAACCTAAGGCATGGTTTTATAGCAGGTAATAGGCCTAAGCAGTATTATTTACCAGCGCAGGTTTGCAGCGTTCAAAGTTTAAAAAACAGGCTTAACGAAGTGCCAACACCTGACCTACTTATTATAGATGAAGCGCACCATGCCAACGCTGGTACATGGAAAGATATTTTAGATTTTTACGGTGAATCTGTTTATGTTTTGGGCGTAACTGCAACACCATGGCGCGGTGATGGTCAAGGATTAGGTGATGTGTTTTCTGATTTAGTTTTAGGACCGCTGCCAGCTGAATTGGTGCAAATGGGTAACTTGGTGATGCCTGAATATTACAACTTTAAACCGTTGGCGGATTTTACAAAGATTAAAAAAGATAGGAACGGCGAATATAAAGCGGATGAACTTTTTAAGGAAATGGACAAACCAGCGATAACAGGCAATGCAGTTGATGAATATAAACGATTGGCACCAGGTGAACCTGCTATTTATTCATGTGTAAATATTAAGCATTCAGAAAATGTAGCAGCTGCATTTAATGCTGCAGGATTTAAAGCAGTTGCGGTGCATGGTAATTTAGAAGATGCTGAAATAAAAGCTGCGTTTGATGGTTTGGCTAATGGCAGTATTCATGTGGTAACATTTTGTGACCTCATAAGCGAAGGTACAGATATACCAGCTGTTAGCGTTGTAGGTATGCTTCGCCGTACTATGAGTTTATCGTTATATCTTCAGATAGTTGGCCGCGGATTAAGGCCGATGGAAGGTAAAAGCCGATGTTTGATACTTGACCATGTAGGAAATCAGAAAATGCACGGACACCCACTACAAACGCGCGAATGGACATTGGATGGTGTACAAAAGAAAAAACGCGATACTGAAACATTAGAAGCTGAATACACCGATTGTACAGAATGTTTAAGAACGTACGTTAAAACTGAACCTAAGTGCCCATACTGCGGCGCAAAACCTGAAATAAAGATACAACAGATAGAAGAAGTTGCAGGTGTTGCGGTGAAAGATAATACAACACTTGATGAACTGTTAAAAGCGAAAAAAAGTGAACAAGCGCAAAGCAGAAGTTTATCTGATTTATGGGAACTGAAAAACAAGCGCGGCCATAAAGACAATTGGGTTTATTACATATTTGAAAGCCGCATATTAAAAGAAAACGGCAGTATTGACTGGATAAATAAGAAATACGGTTTGGATGCTACCGATAAGAATGATTTAAAAGCAGCCGCAAAAAGAGCATGGAATAATTTTTTAAGAAGTAAAAGGTATTGATATGAACTGGAGCGACAAAATAACGGTAACGAACGAAGATAATATGGAGTTAATGGCAAGGTATCCTGATAAGTATTTTGATTTGGCATTAACAGACCCGCCTTATAATGTTGGAAGAAAATACAATGAATATAATGACAATAAAGAAGTTGAAGATTATAAACAATGGTGTGTATTATGGTTTAATGAGTTAAATAGAATTTCTAAAACAATAGTTATGACGGTTGGATATAAAAATCTACCTTTTTGGTTTTCATTAAATCCAAAACATCAAGTAATTTGGCACAAACCAAATCAAAATTCGCCTTCGCCTTTAGGAGGTTTTAATGCATACGAGTCTATACTAATATGGGGCAAAAACCATAAAAGAATTGGTCACGATATTTTTACTAAAAATATAGCAATGCAAAGCGATGCAAGTTGGCACGATTGTCCAAAACATTTACCAAGTTGGGCAAAAATTCTTGATATGTTTATTGATTCTCCAGCTAAAATAATAGACCCATTTTTAGGTAGCGGAACTACTGCTATTATTTGCCATAATGGAGGGTTTGAACTTACAGCCTGCGAAATTGATAAAGAGTATTATGAAGCCGCAAAAAAACGTTTTTTAAATCACATATCACAAACAAAATTATTCATGCCATGAGATGGAAACCGCACGAAATAGAACTTTTAAAACAGCACTATGCAGATTCAACTATTCATGAATTGATGCAGATGCTGAATAAATCAGATAGAAAAATTTATAACCAGGCGCGAAATTTAGGCTTAAAAAAGTCGGCAGAATATGAAGAAAAGCGCCGAATACAAGATATTAAGAACCTAAGAAAAAATACTACAAAACGCTTTCAAAAAGGGCAAACGCCTTGGAACAAAGGCATCAAAGGTTCTATACCTAACAATGTAACAAGTTTTAAAAAAGGTAATTTGCCGCACAACACCAGAAACGAAGGCGAAACGCGATTAAATAAAGAAGGTTATCTATTAGTTAAGATAGCGCATAAAAAATGGGTTAGAAAGCATTATTTGATTTGGGAAGAAGTTAACGGTAAAGTTCCTAAAGGCTATGTTTTAAGGCTTAAAGATAACAACCGCGATAACTACGATATTTCAAACATTGAACTAATATCACGGGCTGAAAACATGCGATTAAACACTATGCATAGATTCCCTGAAGAATTAAAACAAACAATTAGATTACTTAAAAAACTTAAAAAGAAAATCAATGAGAAACAAGATTCAAGACCTTAGAAACATGCTATTCGAACAGATGGAACGGCTAATGGATGATGACGCTGATTTAGAAACAGAAACTAAACGCGCTGAAGCTGTTGCACAAATTGCAAATGTATTAGTACATTCTGCAAAAGTAGAAGTAGATTTTTTGCGCATGGTTGGCGCTGAAGGTAGCGGCACTGGTTTTATTCCGATGGATAATCAAAAACAATTGACATGAAACAAGTTAAAGAAGTATTAGATTTTATGATTGATAATTCAGATTCGCTTACATATTGCATTCAAATGGATTCTATAACATATGAAAAGCTAATGTCTGAATATCGTGAACACATGGAAATTTTTGGCGATAATTTACATAAGCCGAAACAAAAACTTGAAAAGTACAGAAATTTAGAAATTAGGGTACAAGATTCAATGACAAGATATATTCGAATACTATGAAACACTTTCTAAACCAAGCCTACGACAAATTAGGCATTTATTTCACACCTGAAAACATTTTAAAAGATGAAAAAATTAACAGCATTTCTAATACTTATATCAGTTCTTTTTGGCTGCCATCAAAAACAAGCAGAACCTACTATAATAATCAAAACGGTAACGATATACCGCGACACCTGCGATTCAGAATTTATAAAAAAGATAGGCCAACTTGAAACAGGCAATACTGATAGTATATCAGCTGAACAAGGCCGCGGCAAAGGCAGATTTGGCATTTATAATATTTGCGTAAAAGGTAGCGGCCTACATGACCTATTAGGATATTCGCATGATGACATGTTTAAGCATGAAAAATCAGTACATGTATTTTGGGCAACGATGGGTATATTTTGTTATTCGTACGCGCAAAAGCATGGTAAATATCCAAGTTATGAAGATTTAGCGCGGATGTGGTGCGGCGGTCCTGAAGGCTATAAAAGCAATGCAACATTAAATTACCTACATAAATTTAAACAACAATGAAACGTAAAACAGATTATGAAATACTGTTAGAAATTTACCGAAAGGTTTATGCAGTATCTGAACCGCCAGCCGATTTTGATGAACTGGTAGCGAATGCCGAAATAAATGAACGCGGCGAAAAGGTTATAAAATTTCTTGAATATCAATGCGAACACGATACGATGCAGCGCATTTTAGATGAAACAATAGCAAAATATAAAATTAAAGGCCACCGCGCTAAAGCATTTGCATTTAGCTTTTGGTTAGGCTGTTCACCTAAAACAAAAAAAATATCATGAGCGGAGGTACATTTCAAGGAGACCAATATAGAATAATAGATATTCATGAAACTATTGAAAGCTATATAAATAAACAAGGCAAAGAAACTGGTTATGGCAGCACTTATGAAACATTTGAACCCGAAGTAGTAAAGCGTTTAGAAGATGCTGTAAAATGCCTTAAAATGGCTTATGTTTATGCGCAGCGTGTCGATTATCTATTAGCAGGCGATGACGGTCAAGAAACATTTTTAGAACGCTTAGAATCTGATTTATCGAAGTTATGATTTTTACAGCATCATTTACAGCATCATTTACAGCATCATGAAAGAACAACAGCTATACAAAGAACTACAAGCGCGGCATAGCAAGTTCGGCGTTTTATTTCGAAACAATACCGGCACAGCATTTCAAGGTAAACGGGCGGTAATTAACAGCCGCCCTGTTATAACTGAACCTCGGCAAATAACATTCGGTCTATGCGTTGGTAGTTCTGATTTAATTGGATGGACTGAAAAAATTATAACATCTGATATGATAGGCCAAAAAATTGCTATATTTACAGCCCTCGAAGTAAAAAACCTAAGCGGAAAAGCAACAAAAGAACAAATCAATTTTATTAAACAAGTCAGAAAATCGGGCGGCATCGGTGAAATTTTGCGCTGGATTGATGAAGATTTTAAAGCGGATGAGATATGACAAACGAAGCGGAAAACCTACTATCAGAACTTAAAGATGAAGCGCTAAAGATGGATGCCTATATTAAGGATGACACAAAGCGCCAAAACTACCGACAGTTAAAAGAACGCCAACTTTTAACGCTGCAAAATATCATTGTAGCGCTTGAAGAAAAAGAACAAAGCATTTTTGAAAAGTCAATTATTTTTCCTCACAGCAAAGATTTAGAACAGGTTATTTTGGGTGCTATCTTAGTAGATGATTCAGCACGTGAAAAAGTTAAATTTTTAAGCCCTGAACATTTTTATTTTGAAAATCACAAACTAATTTTTGAACTTTGCCAAACACTTGAAATAGTTGATATAGTTACGGTAGCTGAAAAACTTAAATACCGTTGCGGTGGCCCTGCATATTTGGCCGAACTTACAAACCGTGTTGCAAGTGCTGCAAATTTAGAATATCACGCACGAATATTGATACAAAAGCACGTACAACGTGAACTAATAAAAACGGCGGTCGAAATGATAAACACCATTATGATGGATACTGAAGACGTTTTTGAAACGGTGCGCGGATTGATGCAAAATATTAAAAAATTTAATGTAGGTAAAGAAAAACCTGTTGAGCAATGAAAAATAACAAACCAATTGACTGGGAACAAAAACCCAAACAACAAACAAAAAAACCGAAAGCTGAACGGCCAGCAGCATCACCACCTGAAACAGATAAAAAGGGTTTTATAGGTGGCTATTTTCGCCCGTTAGGATGGGGTATTGAAGAAGGTCAAATGCTTTATTACTTTTACATTCGTTCAACTATGTCGATAATAAAGTACAAAGCTGCTGCAATAAACAAGGCTAATTTATTGAGCATTGCGCCTTTAGAATTTTGGCTGTTATCATTCCCAAACCGCGATTCAAGTAATTACGATGTAACCACGGCGGCCGATTATCTTATAAATTTCTGTAATTCTGTTGGTTTTTACAATACTGAAAACATACGCGGTCGCGGTGCATGGCAAGAAAAAAGCGGCGTTGTATTTCATGCAGGTCAACAGCTTATTCAGGACAAAAAGCGCTATAATTTAGGCGGTTTAGATACTAAATACAGCTATGTTTATAACAAAGCTATTGATATGCCAATAGAAGCGGCGCTGCTACCTACTGAAGCTGGCATGATACCAAAAATACTAAACAAGCTAAATTGGCAAACTAAAGCAGATGCTATTTTATTATCAGGTTGGTTAGCCTTGGCGCCAATTTCGGGAATATTAAAATGGCGGCCTCACATTTGGATAACAGGACCACGTGGTAATGGCAAATCATGGGTCTTAGAAAACATTGTTAATGAAGTTATTGGTAATATTGCAGTAAGTGTTCAAGGTACAGCGGCAACTGAACCTGCAGTTAGGCAAAAATTAAATAGTGATGCTTTACCGGTATGCATAGATGAAGGCGAAGGCAATGATGAAAGGGCGGCGCAACGTATGCAAGAAATAATAGGATTAGCCAGGGCGGCAAGTAGTGAAAAAAGCCCTGCAATAGCTAAAGGTGGCAAAGATGGAAAAGCAATAGATTATTTTGTAAGAAGCTGTTTTTTATTCGTATCAATTAACCCACAGTTAGTTAATGATTCTGATAAGCGCCGTTTTTGTGTTTTGGAACTAAAAAAACTACCTGACCCAAAACAATTTAACGAACTTGAAAAGCTAAAAAGCAAAGTTATTACAGATGATTTCGGTTCACGTTTTCAAGCGCGGATGCTAAACTTAGCCGATAACATACAGAAAAGCATAAAGCTATTTACACATGCTGTTTCAATAATAACTGAAGATAGGGCGGTAGGTGACCAGTTTGGGGCGCTTATGGGCGGTTGGTGGCATACGCTGCACGATGACCCGGTAACGGCCGAAATAGCATTAGAAGAAGCAGCTACTATTTTAGACATGCGCAAATATGAAGAAGATAAAGAAGATTTAACAGATGAACAAAGATGCCTACAACAAATACTATCTCAAGAAATACGCATTGAAGCTGAAAACTATGTAGGCACAAAAACAGTTGGCGAACTTGTTGAATGTGCCCACAACTATCAGCCATCAGTAAAACCATCGCAAGCTGAGGCCAACGAAAGGTTAATGCGTTTAGGGATTCGCGTTATTGGCGATGACTTATTGATTCTAAATACATCTGTTTATGTTAAAAAAGTTCTTAGCGGAACACCTTGGCAAATATCATGGAATACTATCTTATTAAGGCTAAAAGGCGCATCAAGGCGAAGCAATACACGTTTTGCTGCTGGTATGTCCGGTCGTTGTGTTTCAATAAATTTAAAAAATTTATAAAAATTTTTATAAAAAAGTTTGCATAATTAAAAAAGGGTTGTAATTTTGTAACATCAAATGATTAACAACACAACAAAAAAACTTCAAATCATGAGAACGCAAGCAAGAAAAATTTATACAAATGAAGATTTAAAATCAATGTTAGCATTAGAAATTGAAAAATATGGTGAAGGTGTATGGAGCGATAGAAGAAAAACAATTGAAGAAATGTTAAGAATGAGAGGAGTTAAATTTTAAATTAGTATAACCACCGCCACGGGGAGCAGCATCCGACCAACTGCAATTTTTTAACCAACATACTAACAACAATGAAAAAAGTAATCACATTCACATCAGCATTCAACATAGGCGATATAGTGACCTATGATGACAGAATTACAAAACCATTCACATCTACAATCGTAGATATTAAGTTTACTGAATCCTATCAGTACATGTACAAATTAGATGCTAAACAGGGCGTTTGGTTCACAGAAAAACACTTAACCAATGACACCAAAAAGTAAAGCAGCTGAGTTAATACAGCGTTATTCATTTGGCCGATATAAACAAATGACAGCCGATGAAAAGCAACAAACTAAAAACATCTGTATGTTAGTTGCTGATGAACTTAGCGATTCTGTTTGTTCTGATTTACTTGTACATAGTTTAACTGATGAAAAAAGTACCGAAGTTATACAGTATTATTATGATGTTTTAACCGAAATTATTAACTATTAAAAATCAAATCACATGAAAACAACAGCAGAATTTGACTACAACGGCTATACTATTACAGTAGTTGGCGAATACAACGCACCTGAGCGCGGCAGCCGTGACCGTTGGGGCGCACCATTAGAACCCGATTGCGATGCATATTTTGATATTATCAGCACTCACATTGGCGATGTAGAATTTATCGATAATAGCGAATTAGCGTTTTTTTTAGAAACTACTGAAGATAATATTGATGAACTAATGCAAGAAGCATTATTTGAAGCCTACGAAGCCGAATTAGATGCATACCATGAAGCGCAAGCCGAAGCACATTACGAAAATTTAAGATGTCGCGAATTTTATGATTAAATATATTATCTTAGCAGCAGTTATTTTATGCACACTTAACCGCTGCATTGAAATAAAAGAAGAACCAGTACCGACTTTCAACGGTGCCGACACGCTGAAAATTATGATAGTAAATGATTCGATAACAAGTATAGAACCGTTTAAAAAATATAAATAATACTTGGTTTTGGTAGAGTTCCAGAAAGCCATGCGACTGAACAAAAACAATCTACCTCATTGGCATAGAAGTGCCTCGCTGACTGAGAACAGTCATTTTAAAATTATTTAAAAATCAAAACATATGAAATTCAAAGTTGGCGATATTATTTATAAGCCTAAGGGTTACAAATTCGATGGCATTGTAGTAGCCGTATTTAAAAGCACAGCTGGTGAGGTTCGGATAGTTGCAGAACTAATCGACAATGGTATGCTGCACATCTTTTCAGAATCACAGTTAGAACTAAAATGATTGAGATACAACGCGAAAACTATACCTTGCTTCTTAGCTATAACCCATGCGAAATATTTTCATTTTTAAAAGTATCAAATTTACACGGCTTATATTATGCCGATTGCATTTTACATGAAAATACAACTGAAAGCGCTTATATTGCTGGTTGGTGCAATTATTATCCAGATTCAGATAAGTTCTTTGTGTTTATAAACTTATTGCGTTGTACGTCAGATTTTGAAACTACATTGTTAATATTTCACGAAATGTTACACGCGGCAATGATAATTTATAATTGGAATTTAGATTATGAAGAACAGATAGTAACCTGGGCTGAAGAAGAAACTAAACAAGTATTTTATATAATCAAACAACATTTAAAAACATGAAACAACACTCATTGCATTCATCCTTTTACCCTCACATTGATTTTAAAGATTTTACTAAGGTAACTAAAATGCTGCGTAGCTTCTTTAATAATAAAAATTTTTATGAAGTACATACGCAGAACCGTCTAAGTATTTTAGCTGCTTGTGAAGATCCTTTTAATGTTAGAACTTATCAATATGCTGATAAGATTTGGCCATTGCCACAAACAGGTCAAATGTGGTTAGAACATGAACTTTTAAACAATCCTAATACACCGGGTTTCTATTGCCTTAGTACATCTTACCGTGCTGAAAAAAACCCTATCGAAGGTCGACACTGTATGATATTTCCAATGTTTGAATTTGAATTTGCGGGCGATATGAACGACCTTAAAAACTTAGAAATTGAACTGATAAAATATTTAGGATTCGACCACTTTATATCTAAGAACTATGAAGATGTTTGCAGCGAATACGGTGTAAGTATTATTGAATCAGATACAGAAAATAAGCTATATCAAGATGTTTCTGATGCTATCTTACTTTGTAATTTTCCTGAACGTACTAATCCTTTTTGGAATATGGCACGTGAAAACGGTACAGCTAAAAAGATAGATGTTTTGCTTTGCGGTCAAGAAACAATTGGTAGCGCTGAACGTTCAACCGATAAAGACCAAATGCGTGAAACATTTTTTAATATTGAAGATGGCCGATATGCTGAAAAGCTGTTTGATTTATTTGGCTATAATCGTGTTATGAATGAATTAAACGAATTTTTATCTAATGATTTTTTCCCACGTGTCGGCGCTGGTATAGGTATCACACGTTTAATTAGGGCAATGAAAATAAATAATCTGATATGAAAACAATACTTTTAATTTTAGCAGTAGTTCTATTTACATCTGCTACATTCCCTGCACTTAAAAAGCAGCCGAAAAAAAACCACGTTGAACGTTATATTGACCGCTTTTTAAAAACTGCAAAACAAGAAGCTAAACTGTATAACATACCGGTCAGCATAACATTAGCGCAGGGCATTATAGAATCAAATGCAGGCCGTTCAAGTTTAGCACGTAAGCATAATAATCATTTTGGCGTAAAATATCGCGGAAAAGGCAAATATGCGGTTTATGCTGATGATACGCCACGTGATAAGTTTCAAGTTTATAAATCCGCATGGTGGTCATATCGTGACCATTCGAAGCTGCTAACATCAAAGCATTATCGACACCTGACAAAATTGAAACGAAGCGATTATAAACGCTGGGCACATGGTTTGAAAAAGTGCGGATATGCAACTGCACCAAAGTATGCAGAAATACTTATTAGTGTTATTGAAAAATATGACCTATGGATATATGATTTACCGTTTTTTTCACGATAAAACATATTATGATGAATGGCTTATAGTTGAAAAAATGCCGAAAGGTAATTATAAAGCTATTTGTACCAGGGCAACTCAAATATATGAATTAGGTTGCGTTAGAACGTTTTTTTTTGATGATAAAGAAATTTGGAAAAAAGGCCGATTAAGGCCAAATAATCATTCATTAACAGATAATATAGAAAATTATGGTAAACCGCGTTACGCTGATTGGTAGAATTGGCAAAGAACCTGAACAAAAAACATTTGGTGAAAAAACATTAACTAAGTTTAGCTTTGCCACATCTGAAAGCCACAAAGACAAAAACGGCGAATGGCAAGAAAAAACGCAATGGCATCAGGTTAGTTATTGGAATAACATTAAAGTTGAAAAAGGCGATATGCTTTTTATCGAAGGTAAAATTGAATACCGTGAGCATGAAGGTAAATACTATACTGATATTATTGCTTCGTATTGCAAAAAGATAAACACAGGGCAAAAGGCTCAAGCAGTAGAAGTTGTTGAAGTAATACAGTCAGTACAAAATAATGATTCTGATTTACCTTTTTAACTTGCAAAAATAAAATATTTATCTTATTTTTATTGTGTTGTTAGTCATAAGTCATTTGGTTTGGGCCGCCTGTTTTTTGAAGTTCAGGCGGCTTTTTTCCAAAATAATATTATAAGATATGTATTTAACATTCGAGCAGGCAATGCAAATTATAAAACCGCAAGGTGCTAAAAATTCAAATTATCATTTAGTTCGAATTAGGCAGTTAATAAATGCTGGTTTTTTAGTTGAACGTAAACCTGAAGAAATATTTGTAAAGCATTTTGATGATTTTGTAAGCATTGGCAACATCAAAACTGAAAGTTTAGTAACAGCTGAATCTGTTTATAAATACATTCAAGAAAGAAATGCAGTTAAAGAACAGTTAGGAAAAATACCAAAACAAAACCGACATGTTAAAGCGGTATTTTCTGATGAAACGTTTATAAACTTTATGTCGGTAGATTCAGCTTGTTTATATTTTGGTATTTCACGCGCTCGAATAATGAATAGCATAGATAAAAAGAAAACTATTAAAGTACCGGCACGCGATAATTTAAAAGAATTTAGTAATACAGAATTAGTAAGATTTTATTAGCCATGTGGCGTAATTGGTAAACGCTTAGTGACACGCACGGCAGCCGAAATGTAAAACGCGTCAATGATTAGGCAATGCGAATGATGAAGGGCACTACCTCACTGTGCGTAGGTAAATTTCAAAGTGTCCGTGCTGGTTCGAATCCAGCCATGGCTACAAACTATTAAATACAAAAAACATGTTTAACGAATTAGCAAAAGAAATACATGAAGGTAACGCCGCGCGCGGTTTTTGGGATGATGAACGCAAACTAACTGAAGTTGTAATGCTGACAGTTTGCGAACTATCTGAAGCCATTGAAGCTGACCGCGCTGGTAAATGGGCAAATGAACAAGATATTCTGCAATACAAAAACATTAGCACCCCTGAACGTTTTAAAGAAAATATCAAAGACACCGTTCAGGATGAAATAGCTGATGCAATTATAAGGCTGTTAGATTTTAGCCATAAGTTTAATATTGATTTAGATTTTCATATTCATGCTAAATTAAAATATAATGCTTCAAGACCTTACAAACATGGAAAAACATACTGATAGTATTGTAGAATCTGTTATAACGAAGTTTAAACAGCGTAGTGAACTTGGTATTCAGAAATATAATAAAACTCTTGATAGGACCGATTTAAGTTATCAGCAATGGTTAAATCACTTGCAAGAAGAATTGATGGATGCTATTCTATATTGTGAACGTTTACGTAAAGAATCACTAAGTGAATATCAACGCGGTTATATGGCTGCAGCTGAAGTTTATAATAAAATGTACGATGCTAAAAATAACTTATGACAAGAACAGAACATAACCGATTAAGAAAAATACTTGAATACAAAAAAGGGTATTTAGATGCGTTATTGTGGATTCAAAATTCTGAACCATATGATGAAGTTATAGAATTAAGAATTGATATTTATACTGACAAAATTAAAGAACTTGAAAATAAACTGAAAGATGACAAATGATGAAAAAAAAGCAGCACTAATTGCTAAAGTTGGTGAACAAAGGGTTAATGAATTAACTCAATACATATGGTTACTACTTGGCGCTTTAAATACTGCTCAATTTGCAATAGCGCAATTTGAACCGCGTAAGATGAAATTTGAAATGAAAAATAGATTTAACAATTTGAATAATGCTATAAAGTTTTTTGTAAATAATTTTGAAAAAGCCATTACACCAAATGAAAAAGATATTTTAGAAACAAATACTTTTGATAATATTGGCATTGTAGCAGAACTTATTGCAATGACTACAACTTTGCCTGAATCACAGCAAGAATGGTATTTAAACGAGTGCAAAAAACTATTATTTTCAGCTTATAATAAATCTAAAAATGAATTGCGTAGCGAAAGCGGTGAATAAGTTATTTCCTGACCAGGATTTAAGCCAATATTATGACCGCAAAATAGGCGTTGGTATGGGTGATATTCAGCGCATGATACCTAATGAACTATCAGTATGGCCAGTGTATTGTAACCATCGTAAATGCCTAAATTTTGATTTGATTAAACAGTTGCCAAAAACTGAACATTACATACCGCTGTTTTTATTTAAATCAATTATGTCTGATAGGTATAGACTTCATTGTGAATTAGCTATGTGGGACCGTGATAATATTATAGTTGATGATATAGAACACGATACTGATGATTACTTTGAACATCACAAAATAATTCAAGTTGCAGCGTTGATAAAATTTGAAACACATGAAATACTTATAGCACGAAAATAAAAAAACCGCTGCCAAAAACTGACAGCGGCCACATGGAAACAACGAAAACAAAGCATTTTTAACCAGTATTATTACTGGTTATTTTATTTTTATATATCTTGAAAGAATAACGGCAGCAGGTGTACCAATAAAAATATACCACCATGGCAAAGGTACAAAGATAACAAAGAATGTAAATGTAAATATTGAAACCCAAGTGCCAAAACAGATAGGGCATGCGCCTGCCATTGACCAAGGATTATTTTTCATGTTATTTTCAACGCTGCTATGCATCTTATTAACTTCATCTAAATATTCATTATAAACATCAGTGCATTCTTCAGCTGTTTTATTTTGCAAATCTTCATTTAGATATTTGTCACGTTTTTGCTTCCATTCGTTATATTTTGCCCACACGCGCTGTTTTTCTTTTTCTTCGAAGTGTAAGTACCGTTTTGATATAAAAGCGCCGTAAAACGAAAATATACGGCCAGTGTAATATTCACCTTGAATTGGTGAACCTATGCAGTAATGAAGAAACACTATTGCACATGCTGCAATGGGTATCAGAATTAGTAACCAAATCATTTAACCTTTAATTTTATTCTGCAACAGTTTAATAATATCGTCTTTATTTTCCAGCTGCTTTGTCAAAAGTTCTTTGTGTTCTTTATGAATTTCTTGGAACTCATGCATAGTGTTTTTGTGTTCATTGCGTAGCTTTTCGGTTTCAGCATAGAAGTCTTTTGATTGTTCTTTCATTTGCTCTTTCATTTCTTTGAGCCAAAACCATAGCACCGCCACGACTCCGAATTTAGAAATTATCTCGAATATAGCGCCCTCAATGCTGACCTCGGCACCTGTAAATAATAGCAACCCGGAAAGAGCTGCAACGTCTGGAATAACTGATTTGTCCATTTGTTTAGGTTTATAATCAATTTGCGGAAGGTATAAAACCCACCAAAAGTCTATATTTTTATTGTTTCGTATTTGTTCTAAAGGTAGTATCCAGTTTTTGTTTGCATCTTGCAAAGGCTTAAAATATTTGCCTTTTGCGTATCGCTGTCCATCAATCGCATCTTTTTCCTCCTCCGTTAAAAGTCCGACCTTTGTTTTGCACATTTTACATTGGAGGGAATGGTGGTGATGGTTTCGGTTCGTATGGTATCAAAGGTAAATCTTTTACCCATTGAAACTCAGGATTTACGCAAAATTCCATTTCTTCAATGCTGATTATCCAATTGTCATACAAATCCTGAATAGGGTTAAAATAGCTATCCTCATCGTAAAGCTGACCTACTAAGCTATCCTTTTGCGTTTCTGTTAATAGTCCTACTTGTGTCATACGTTTCGGCTTAAAGTTGTTTGATATGCTTGTACGGCTGT